TGTGCCAACTGGAGGGGCCTGTGCGTCGTCCATCTGGACAAGTTCTACACGGGTGCCAGCCGGATAAAGGCGGCGCTGGCGGGCCACCTGTTTCTTACTTGGAAATTGCATGGCCTTCACCTCCTTTGAATGCACTGTTGCCCGGAAGATATCTCATCAGGATTTTGCGGTCTGTTTTGTATTCATCGCCGATGAAGCCGAGGCGAAGAAGGAAGCAGCGGAAAGCGTAGCGTTCGTTGTCTACTGGCTTTTCAGTAGCGCTAATTCGTTTCTGATCCTTGCTCATTTTGCAAAAAGCTGCAATCAGTGTGCTGTAGGCATGGATTTCATCCGATGCAGGAAGTTCTGAGAACCAAGGAAAGGAAATGCTGTCTTCATTTAGTTCGAAGCGAAGATCATCGATGTGCAGGGCATGCTTGATGAGAAAGCCCTTGGCATCCAGAAGGTTGGTGAGGTTTTCAACATTGACATTCTCAAGTGGAATGGTAATGGTAAGTCCGGTTTCTTCTGTAGGAGCGGCTTCAGCTTCTGGTTTCTGAGCCGGGTGAAAATCTGTTTCTTTCGGGCAGTAGCCGTTTGCAACCAAGAGAGCAAGCAATTTGTCAAATTCAGCTTGGCTCATAGTGTCCGGACCTTCGATGTTTCCTTCTCGTGTCAAGAGAAGATCTCCAATCTGATAGCCGTAGGAAGGAGCTCTCAGATAAAGCGGTTTTGTGTTCTTGTACTCGCCAAGCAGAGTTGCCAGCGGCTTTCTTTCGGATTCGTTTAAAATAATGTTCATGTAGGTGTCCTCCTTTGTTTTGGTAGTACATATATCACTCTAAAGGCACATAATAGCAAGCGATATCGGAGAAAAACATCGACAAATATGTGCCTTCTGGATTGTGTACATTACCTACTTACAAAAGAGTGGCATCCTCAGCTTCCGGAGCAATTTCTTCGTAGGAATAGGTTAATCCATCACGGATGACGGAAACCTTCTCAGAGGAACCGATCTGTTCGATGTAGCGTTTGACGATAACATCGCAGAACTTTTCATCCAGCTCTATGGTGTAGCAGATACGACCGGTTTGTTCACAGGCGATGAGCGTGCTGCCGGAACCGCCAAACGGATCGAGGATCAGTGAGTTAGTCATGCTGGAATTCATAATCGGATAGGCCAGAAGAGGGATAGGCTTCATTGTCGGGTGATCACCATTTTTCTTAGGCTTATCAAATTCCCAGATGGTCGTTTCTTTTCGGCCGGTATACCACTGATGCTTGCCGGATTTTTTCCATCCAAAGAGACAAGGCTCATGCATCCATTGGTAAGGACTGCGTCCGAGGACAAGCGATTGCTTTTTCCAGATGCAGCAGCCGGAGAGATAAAAACCAGCATCTGCAAAGGCTCTGCGGAAGTTAAGACCTTCCGTATCTGCGTGAAAAACATATATAGAAGCATCATCTGCCATCGATTCGTACATGCGAGTATAGGAATCAAGTAGGAACTGATAGAAAGCGTCGTTTTCCATATTGTCGTTCTTAATCTTACCGGCGCTACCTTCATAGTTGACATTGTATGGAGGATCGGTCACGACCAGATTTGCTTTCTTTCCGTTCATCAGAAGTTCATAGGTTTCAGGCTTTGTGGAATCACCGCAGACAAGACGATGATCACCAAGGAGCCACAGGTCACCAGCCTTGGAGAAGGTTGATTTTGCAAGCTCAGCATCCACATCAAAATCGTCATCCTGTACACCTTTTTTCGTATCTTCACGGAACAGATCTTCGAGTTCTTCCGGCTCAAATCCGGTGAGGGAAACGTCAAAATCAGCACCTTGCAGGTCAGCGATGAGAAGGGCCAGCTTGTCGTTATCCCATTCGCCACTGATTTTGTTAAGAGCAACATTCAGTGCTTTCTCTTTGTCTTCATCCATTTCAACAATGACACATTCCACTTCCGTGATGCCCATGTCGATGAGGACCTTTAATCTCTGGTGGCCGCCAACGACACGAGAGGTAGTGGCATTCCAGATGACAGGTTCTACATAGCCAAACTGCTCAATGGAGCGTTTCAATTTTTCATATTCTTTATCGCCGGGCTTTAAATCTTTTCGAGGATTGTAATCGGCAGGAAGAAGCTCTGCGACATTTTTCTTTTCAATTAGCATGATGTGGCCCTCCTACGCAATAACTTTTTTAATCCCTTGAAAGCGGCATCTATATCACCAGATTTAGCCTGTCCTTTGAGCGTACTAAACTGTTGGAAGGTTAAATGCCTGCGATATTTCTTTAGCAAACTCATAAATTCCGATAAATCCATATCAATTTCCTTTCCGTGCCAGCAGGAGTCTTTCCATCACATCATCCTGTGGTGTGGCTCCATTGTATTCAGTGGCACAATTTTCTTTTACAATTTGATAGATTTCCATCCAGAGACGATTGGTCTGACTCATGAAGTTCTGACTCATGGCCACATAAGGAGACTGGATAGCATTGCCAGTGGTTGGATGTTTTGCAAGAAAGCCAAATTCAGTGATCGCTTCCTCGCATTGAATCCAACGGGCAACACTCATGGCATAGCGCTCCAGAAGCTCCGGAGAGACAAGTGCAGCGCAGCCACGTTCGTGCAGCCAGTTCCATGTTTTCTTATAAATTTCTGCAGCAACTAGCTTTTTACCGTTCTTTTGCTTTGCAGATAACATCTTGGATGGTTTGGGCATCGGCTGACCTTCTAAATCGACAGTACTTTCTGTAAAATCAATGACAGTCAACTCACGTTTGCCCGGATTTCCCTCAGCAATCCTGTCAGCTAAGGGCTTTTTCTTGGCTCCAGCGCCAATACGAGCGCCGCCACGGTTTGTACCGTCCTTAGCCATTTTTACACCTCCAGTTCAGGGGCCTATATACCCCGTTTGAAATTGCGACTTTGTGCGTGAGCCCCCACGCCCGTTCCCCGGTGACTTCACCGTAGAGAAATAGACCGCCCCTACCGGTTGTGCCAACGGTCGCCGTGTTCCGCATGAATCTTGGCATGGCAGGATTTGCAAAGTGCCATCAAGTTTTCTCTATCATGTGTTCCACCTTGTGAAAGAGGTTTTACATGGTGTATCTGCTCGGTTGTTGTGTAGACACCATTCTCAAGACACATCTCACAAAGAGGATGGGCATCAGCATAGCTGTCACGGATACGTTTCCATGCACGTCCATAGCGACGTTTGGTATTCGGGTCTCGGTCGTACTTCTCGTAGCGTTTGGCTTCCTTCTTTTCATGCTCTGGACAGAAGCGTCCATCTGTCAGATTAGGGCATCCGGGATAGGAACAGGGACGTTTTGGCTTTCTTGGCATCGTATTCCTCCTTCCGTTTGGGTATAAGAAAAGCCCTGCAGGATTGACTCCTACAAGGCTCTCTGTGATTCTCACTTTCGCTAGTATAATAATATCAGAAGAGCTTAGTGTCTTTCTATGTCATTTCATGTCCATCTTCATAGGCAACTGGAACTTTTACTTCTTCCAGAGCTTTTCCATGAAGTTTGTGGATGTAACGCAGCTCATATCCCATATCAACTGCAATCTGCTCCCATGTGATAAAGCAGAGGTAGCGCTCCTCCAATAGGGTCTGGTATTCGGTATTTCCGACCTGCTTGATAACCTCTACGATTTCTTTCTTAAGAGCTACTAGTTCCACAACATCTTTGCTTATTTCATCCTCCAGTTCGATGATGTCAAGAATGGCGGATTCCATTCGAGAGCCTTCATGGTTAGGACTCTTTGGCATATCGGAGTAGGATGGTGTGCAACGGGTAGCCAATTCATTTAAAGAGTCTATCTGCAACAGTTTGCTTTTGATTCTATTATCCAAGTAGCGTGCTTGTGATAAATATTCTTTTGCCGTCATTTATGTACCTCCGAAAATAGATTTCCCTCGGATTGGCACGGATTGTCGTATTTTGTCAAAGACTGTCATAGATTTGCTTTTACTGCATCGATAAGTGCATTCTGGGTTAGCTCTTTTTTGGAGAGAGCCTTCAGAATACGCTCATCAATGGTTCCTTTTGTGATGATGTGTTCTATCACCACGGTTCCGGAGGTTTGGCCCTGTCTCCAAAGTCGGGCGTTGGTCTGCTGATATAATTCCAGTGACCATGTCAACCCAAACCAGATAAGGGTGGAACCGCCAGCCTGTAGATTGAGTCCATGACCGGCAGATGCAGGATGAATGACTGCGACTGGGATTTTTCCGGCATTCCAGTCGGTGATGTCCTTGCTGGACTTTATCTCTCTCACATCAAAGCGCTTTTTGATTCGTGAGAGGTCGTGCTTGAACCAGTAGGCTACAAGGATGGATTTACCATTTGCGGATTCAATGATATCCTCCAGAGCATCTAGCTTTCTGTCATGAAACTCGATGATTTCACCGGTATCGGAATAAATGGCACCATTTGCAAGCTGGGACAACTTTCCGGTGAGAGAGGCAGCATTTGCTGCAGTGATTTCTCCGTCTGGGAGATCCAGCACCAGTTCCTGTTTTAATTCCTCGTACCTATTCGCTTCATCTTCAGATAAATGGAC